AATATGGCACATTTCGCAGAATTAAAAACAAAAGTAGATCCAACAGGATTCACAACTGATACTCATCAGGTTGTTGAAAGAGTTGTAGTTGTAGGAAATGACATCGCAGCTAATGGTGGAATTCTTGCAGATAATGATATGCACCAAGATGGTGAAACATGGTGTATCAATTTTTTCAAAGGTGGAATTTGGAAACAAACTTCTTACAATAATAATTTTAGAAAACAATATGCAGGAATCGGAATGATTTATGATCCTGTAAAAGATAAATTTTTAAGTCCACAACCTTTCGCATCTTGGTCACTTGATGCAAATGACGATTGGCAAGCACCAATAACTTATCCAACAGTTACAGAAGAAGGTGATGTAAGATACATAATTTCGTGGAACGAAACAAAATACAACGCTGACAACACACAAGGTTGGGAAGCAACAAAATCAAACGACGAATCGGAAACACCTACCAAATATAATTGGAATGGCACAGCTTGGGTGTCCGAATAGGAGACTCACATGGCCAGATCAAATGGCGGAATAATCGGTAAAACAAATAAAGCTTCTTTCGGGAAGTGTGTTCAAACAGTAATCACTAGTGATGGATGTCACACAACACAACCAGGAACTAGAGTTGTTAAAACTCTTTTAGTTGGTGGTGGTGGCGGTGGTGGAAATAATCAAGGTGGTGGTGGAGGTGCAGGTGGTGCTGAAGTATTTAATTGTGTTTCTGTTACTGGAAATACAGCTTATCCAATAGATATAGGTGCAGGTGGAGCTAATAATACAGACGGTAATGATACAACTGCTTTTGGTAAAACAGGTGGTGGAGGTGCATCTGGTGGAACTTCTCCCGTAGATAATGGTAGCACCGCGCCTTTGGGTTCAGGTGGAGGTGGATCAAACTGTGGAGCTTTAGGTGGTGGAGGAGGGCCTCAAGGTAATCCTGGTGGGCCTACTGCTGGATCTCCAGGAGGTATGTCAGGTGGTGGCGGTGGAGTTGGTGGAGTTGGAGAACCTGGAGGAACAGGCGCTGCTTGTCAACAAGATGGTGGTCCAGGAACAGATTTTAGTCCACAGTTTACAGGTATACCTAACTCTGGTGTATATGGAGGAGGTGGTGGTGGAGCTTCAAGAAATTGTCAACCTCAAAGAGGTCTTGGTGGACCTGGTGGAGGTGGTAATGGAGAATTAGGAGCTGCTCAAACACCTGGATCAAATGCAACTGCTAACACAGGTGGTGGTGGAGGTGGAGGTGGTGGACCTATAGGCTCTAGTAGAAGTGGATTTAATGGCGGATCAGGAATCGTAGTCGTAAAAGAATTAAACAAAGCAAGTGGTGTGTGGTCAATGCAAAGTCAAATGGCAGCCAAGCAACAAGGAACATGGCCTGATGGAACAGTAAACTTAGGACAAGTTTTTGATTATCTAGTAGTTGCTGGAGGAGGTGGTGGAGCTTCTGGCACATACGCTGGAGGTGGTGGTGGAGCTGGAGGTCATAGATCTTCTTTTCCTGGTGGAACAAAATTAAATTTAGACTCAGGAGTATATACTGTAACTGTAGGAGGTGGTGGTGCCACAGGTACTAAAGGAGACGATTCAGTATTCGGAGTAGGTGGTGTTGAAAATACTTCAATGATTACATCAACTGGTGGTGGTCAAGCAAATTCAGGTTCTGGTGGATCTGGAGGAGGAGCAAATTCTATTGGTGCAACTGGAGTTGCAAACCCTGGTGGAGCAGGAAATACTCCGCCTACAAGTCCATCACAAGGTAATCCTGGTGGAGATAATGCTAAACCTGGTCCAAATACTGGTGGTTTTGGTGGATCAGGTGGTGGTGGTGCTGGGGGATCTGGTGGTGCTGCACCTAATGCACCAGGTTCTGGACCAGGACCAGGAGGTTCTGGAGGTAGTGGAACAGCTAACTCTATTACTGGTAGCTCAGTTACAAGAGCTGGTGGTGGTGGCGGCGGTGGATGGTGTGCAGGATCACCTACACCTAATAACGGAGGAGCAGCAGGACCTGGTGGTGGAGGTGCTGGAGGAGCTTCAGGTTCAGGAAAACCAGTGTCAACAGCTGGAACAGTTAACACTGGAGGTGGTGGAGGTGGACCTGGTAAATGTAATCCTTCTGCCGATGGAAAAGCAGGTGGTTCAGGAATAGTTGTTGTAAGAGCACCAAGTGCTAGAACTTTTGTAGTAACACCTTGTACAAACACAACATCAAGTACGCCAGGTGGATGTAAAGTTGCAACGTTTACAGTTTCTGGAACATTGACAGTTTCATAATAAATGTTATATTAAGTTCATAAAGACATATGAACTTTACAAATTATTATTGGTATTTTAAATCAGCAATCCCAGAACGTATCTGTGATGACATTGTAAAGTATGGTCATCAAATGCAAGATCAAATGGCAGTCACTGGTGGTTATGGTGATAAAAAATTAAACGCAAAACAAGTTAAAGATTTAAAAAAGAAAAGAAACTCAGACATTGTTTGGATGAGTGATAGATGGATTTACAAAGAAATACAACCTTATGTGCATCAAGCAAACGCTAATGCTGGTTGGAATTTTAATTGGGACTTTAGTGAGTCTTGTCAATTTACAAAATATAAAAAAGGCCAGTATTATGATTGGCATTGTGATAGCTGGGATCAACCTTATCAACGACAACAAGGTGATCCATCACATGGTAAAATTAGAAAACTATCTGTAACCGTAACTTTATCAGATCCTAAAGATTATAAAGGTGGTGAGTTAGAATTTGATTTTAGAAATCTTGATCCAGATAAAAAAAGAAACGTTAGAAAATGTACAGAGATATTACCCAAAGGATCTTTAGTTGTATTTCCTTCATTTGTATGGCATAGAGTATGTCCAGTGAAAAGTGGTGAAAGAAATAGTTTAGTAATATGGAACTTAGGGTATCCATTTCAATAAAGGAGAAATATGAAAAAGAAAAAAGCTAAAGCTAGAAAACAAAAAACAAAAAAAGAAGTAGTTAGTTATCCAAAACAATTAAATTTAGAACAATATTTTGCATCTCCTATATGGTTTGCAGATGCACCAGAGTTTGCAGATAGTTTAAATAAAGCGTCTGATAAATATATAGAAGCATCTAAGAAAAATTTAAAACCAGCTATTGATAAACGTAATAAAAAGTTTGGGGACAAAGGAGACATGGGTCATGTATTCCATTCAACATCATTGATTGGAGATCCTGACTTTAAACAATTACAAGATTACATAGGTGCAACAGCACATAACTTATTAGGTGAAATGGGTTTTGATATGTCTGGTCATCAATTGTTTACTACAGAATTATGGGTGCAAGAGTTTGCTAAAAAAGGTGGTGGACATCATACTTTGCACACTCATTGGAATGGTCACATATCTGGTTTCTATTTTTTAAAAGCAGATGAATCTACTTCAATGCCTTTGTTCGAAGATCCAAGACCAGGTAATGTTATGAATCTATTACCAGAAAAAGATAAAACAAAAGTAACTTATGCTAGTTCTGCAATAAATTATCAAGTAAAACCAGGTAGAATGATGTTCTTTCCATCATACTTACCTCATCAGTACATTGTAGATATGGGTTATAATCCATTTAGATTTATACATTGGAATTGTCAGGCAATACCAAAAGGAGTGTTAAACCCTAATGTCTAATAAAAATTTTAAAAAATCTTTTATAAATACTATCTTAAATTCTGATACTAAAAATAAAGAGTCTGATGATTTTGTTAGAATGTTTTTAAAAGATATACAAAAGAAATTAAAAAGGATAAAAAATGTCATTCAAAAAAAATAAATACACAGTATTAAAAAAAGCTATCTCACCTGAGATTGCAGAGTTTGTTTATAAATATTTCTTAAACAAAAGAGAAGTTGCAAGATTTTTATTTGATCAAAAATATATTTCACCTTTTACAGAATATTATGGTGTATGGAATGATGAACAGGTACCAAATACTTATTCACATTACAGTGATATTGCAATGGAGACTTTATTAAAAGAAGTAAAACCTGTAATGGAAAAACATACAAAATTAAAATTATCTGAGACTTATTCATATGCAAGAATATACAAAGAAGGTGATGTCCTAGCTCGTCACAAAGATAGATACTCATGCGAGATATCTACTACATTAAATCTAGGTGGTGACCCATGGCCCATTTATTTAGATCCAACGGGTAAGACAGGTCAGGCTGGTATTAAAGTCGACCTTGAACCAGGAGACATGTTAATCTATTCTGGTTGTGATTTAGAGCATTGGAGAGAAGAATTTAAAGGTAAGAACTGTGGACAAGTATTCTTACATTATAATAAAGCTAGTTCTAAAACAGCTAAAGAAAACTACTTAGATAAAAGACCTTTACTAGGCACACCTGCCTGGTTTAAAGGTGTTAAGTTGACAAAAATTAAGAAATAGTCTATACAATAGGCTTGTACGGAGAGTTCCACCACACCACTCTCCGTACTTTTTACTATATCCATTAAGTAATAAATTTGATATACAAGGATTTATTATGTTACAAAAGATAGGTTTTCAGCCAGGATTTAACAAACAAATCACAGAAACCACAGCCGAAGGACAATGGGTTGATGGGGATAATGTGCGTTTTAGATATGGTACACCTGAAAAAATAGGTGGTTGGGCACAGTTAGGTGAGTCAAAACTTACAGGAGCTGCAAGAGCCTTACATCATTTAGTCAATAAATCAGGCAACAAGTTTGCAATTATAGGTACAAACAGAATTTTATATGCTTACACAGGTGGTGTATTTTATGACATTCACCCTATTAAAACTACAACAACATTAACCAATGCATTTAGTACAACGAATGGTTCACCAACGGTCACTTTAACATTCAGCACGGACCACGGAATACAAGAAAATGATATTATTCTTTTAGATAATTTTACAGCTATTACAAACTCTGATTATACAGCTGCAGATTTTGATGATAAAAAATTTATGGTAACATCTGTGCCAACAGCAACCACTTTAACTATTACAATGCCATCTAATGAGACAGGCTCAGGTGCAACTTTATCTGGTGGCATTAGAGTTCAACATTATTATCCAGTAGGACCCGCAGAACAATTACCTGGCTTTGGTTGGGGACTAGCTTCTTGGGGTGGAACTGTAACAGGTGAAGCAACTACAACTTTAAATGGTGCTATCAATGATGTCACAACAACCATTATATTAACAGACGCATCTTTGTTTCCAACTTCAGGTACAAACTTTGTGCAGATAGGTTCAGAAGAAATTTCATATACAGGTATATCAGGTAATACTTTAACAGGAGTTACAAGAGGTGTTAGAAACACAACAGCTGCAACACACTCAAATGGTGCAACGGTAACCAACAGTTCAGATTATATTGCTTGGGGTGAAGCAGCATCTGGTGACTTAGTTGTTGATCCTGGTTTATGGTCTATTGATAACTTTGGAGATAAAGTAATTGCACTAATTCATAATGCACAATGTTTTGAATGGGATTCAAATGCAACAAACGCTGTAACCAATAGAGCAACTATTATTGCAGGTGCACCAACAGCGTCACGTGATATGTTAGTATCAACTCCTGATAGACACTTAGTATTTTTTGGAACAGAAACAACGATTGGAACACCATCTACACAAGATGAAATGTTTATAAGATTTTCGAATCAAGAAGATATTAATACTTATCAACCAACAGCGGTCAATACAGCAGGTACACAAAGACTTGCAGACGGATCTAAAATTGTAGGTGCGGTTAGAGGTAGAGATGCAATTTACGTTTGGACCGATACGTCTTTATTTACTATGAGATTTATTGGTCAACCATTTACATTTGGTTTCCAACAAGTAGGGACGAACTGTGGATTGATTGGACAGAACGCTGCATTAGAAGTTGATGGTGCTGCATATTGGTTTTCAGAAAACGGTTTCTTTAAATACTCTGGTAACCTTGAGACTATGATTTGTTTAGTAGAAGACTTTGTTTTTGATGATTTAAATACAACAGCTAATCAATTAATTAATGTTGGGTTAAATAATTTATTCGGTGAGATTACTTGGTTCTATTGTACAGAAAGTTCGACT